ATGGATCGAACCCAGCGAGACGGAGTCTGCCTCAGAGGAATAAAATATTCTCCACTTCCCTCACAAAAACGGTTCCATAATTCTCAAGCGCGATTCAAAGGATTTTCTGGGCCCATCGGCTCCGGTAAAAGTCAAGCACTGTGTCACGAAGCTATCAAGTTAAGTTATCTGAACAGCGGCAGGGTCGGTCTCATCGGCGCGCCTACTTATCCCATGCTGCGCGACGCCACTCTGGCCACGCTCTTTGACATCTTGAATACCAACTTCATCCCGTACGAATACAGCAAGGGCGACAACGTTCTCACCATGGTCGACACTCAGTCACGTGTTCTGTGCCGGTCGATCGATGAGTTCGAGCGCCTGCGCGGCACCAACCTCGCCTGGTTTGCTCTGGATGAGCTGACTTACAGCCCCGAAGCCGCCTGGCTGGTCCTGGAAGGCCGCTTACGGGATCCAAAAGCCACGCGCCTCTGTGGCTTCGCCGTGTGGACGCCGAAAGGTTACGATTGGGTTTATCGCAAGTTCATTTCCGATCCCCGCCCCGGCTACAAGACAACTCTTGCCCGTCCCTTCGAAAATCGATACCTGCTCGAGCAGATTCCCGACTTCTACGATCTCTTGAAAAGCAGTTACGATGATTCCTTTTTTCAACAGGAAGTCCTGGGAAAATACCTCAACGTTCAAGCCGGCCTGGTCTATTACGCTTTCAGCCGTCAGGAACACGTAAAAAGCCTCCAGGTTCAGCCCGAAGTTCCTCTCCTCTGGGCCCTGGACTTTAATGTCGACCCGATGTGCTCCGTCGTCGCGCAGGTAGTCGCCGGCACGGTATTCGTTCTGGATGAGATCATCCTGCGGCATGCCAGTACTCTCCAGGCCTGTGAGGAATTCACTCGCCGCTTTCCTTTCCATCCCCGTGGAATTGCGGTATACGGCGACGCTTCCGGAAACAATTTGCACACGACCGGCACTTCAGATTATCACATCGTTCGGGAATACTTCGCCACAACCTATTCCGGTCCGCTGCATTATAAGGTTCCAAAAGCCAACCCCAGTGTCCGTGACCGGATCACTTTAACGAACGCCAGACTCAAGAGCGCCTCTGGAGCCATTCAGATCTACGTTGATACGAAGTGCCTGGAGTTGATTAAGGACTTTGAGCAAGTCTCTTACAAAGCGGACAGCAACATCCCTGACAAGGACAAAGACCGTCGAAGAACTCATGTCTCTGACGCTCTTGGTTACCTGCTCTGGCAAGAATGCCGGCCACTTCAGCAGATTGGAGATCGCCCTAACCGGCTGTTCTAACGGCCCGCCTGCATGCTAAACATCAATATCGAACACCCCGACTACGTTCGATCCAAGCCCACCTGGAATAAGTACAGGCATCTGTATGCCGGTGGCGAGCAGCTCCGGGAACATGCAGCCGAATATTTTGTGCGCCGCAGTAAAGAACCCAACGAAGTGTACTCTGAACGGTTGAGTCGAGTATTCTATGAGAACTACATCGGCTCCATTATTGATTGGTACGCGGCGACGCTCATGCGACGAGAACCAGTCATTACATATGACGGGCCAAACAACTCTGGCAAGACATTCTTCGCAACGTTTTCTGACAACTGCGATCTCAGGGGTACGTCTCTCACAGACTTCTTTCGCCAGCAATTGGTACAAGCCTTGATCACCGGTAAGAGCTATATCGTAGTGGATTTTCCTCGGGTGACTTCGCCGATTGTTACTCGGGCGCAAGAGGATGCGGTAGGGAAGTCACGCGCTTTTCTAGCTGATTACTCTCCGGATGAGGTGATCAATTGGAGTTATGACACTAAGGGTACACTCCAGTGGGTCGTCCTCCGCACGTCGTCACTGCGACAGGCCAACGCCGGCAGCGACACCTGGATGAAAGACACGCGTTGGATCTACTACGACCGTGAGATCTTCAAAGCATATCAATCGACGGCGAGTCCTTCTGGACAGTCGAGTAAAATTGAGTTGATCGATGAAGGGCGTCACGGGCTAGCTTCGCAAGCCACAGTGCCTTTATTCTCGGTGCAGGTTTCCGAAGGCTTGTGGCTCATGAACAAGGCCGCCCTATTGCAACTAGAACACTTCAACAAATCCAATGCGTTGTCCTGAACGTTGACAATGGGACTTTTTGCTATTCCGGTCATCTACTCCGAGCGGGAGTGGAGCCAGATCGTGGGTGAATCCTACTATATCCAACTCGGGCCTGACGACAAATTCGGTTGGACAGAACCCGAGGGGCACGTTTTTCAAATAGCAGCCGATAATCTGGAGCGCCTGAAGGACGAGATCTACAGAGTATGTCACTTGATAGCGCAGGCCGGCGGTACTAGCTCCGCACAGACAAGCCAATCTGGCCTCAGCAAGCAGCGTGATTTCGGCATAACCCAAGAAGTCCTACGGGCCTACGGGGATGCTGTCAAGCATAGCATGAAACAGGTGCTGTCCGCGATCAACGCAGCTCGCCAGGACGGTCTCTTGATTGATGTATCGGGCTTGGACGAATTCGACATTGGAGACTTTAGCGTTGAGTTAGATGATGCGAGCAAGCTGCTGGCGTTAGGGATAGAGTCTGAGACATTGAAAAAGCAGCTGTACAAGAAGCTCGCCTTCAAGTATTTCTGTGATCTCCGCCAGAGCGTCAAGAATCAAATCGCCGAGGAAATAGACCGATCATTCGCATTGCTTATTGGAAAGAAGGAGAGCAATGGAGGAAATTAAACGGGAAAAGGTGCCGCCGCCCGAACCCCAGCGGGTCGATGTTCAGTTGCTTGTTAGACAGGCAATTGACGAGTACACCCGTACACTACAGGCAAAGGCCGAACCGGCCCACCGAGCCGAGCTACAGGAGGAACGCAAGCGCCGAGAACAACTAGAACGCAGAGTGAACGACCTGATAGAGGAAAACAAGCGTAGCAGGCAGATCGCGGATGAAGCCGAGCGCAGCGCCGCTATTAGGGCAGAATTGCAGCGGCTGGGCGTGGGAAAGGTGGACTTGGCTTTTAGAGCGGTTAAGGATGACATTGCAAGAACCGATGAGGGGCGACTGGTAGCAAGGACGGAGGGCGGCGAGGTGGCAATGAAGGACTATCTTGCGAGTTTTGTCAGTTCCAATCCTGAGTTTCTCCCAGCGCGCATATCCGGAGGCTCCGGGATACCGGCTGCACAAAAGTCACCGTCCGGCGGCAGTGGTTCGATTGACCTCGACAAGATCCGTCCTGGAATGAGTCCTGAGGACTTGGACACTGCTCGCCAAGAGATTGCGCGGGTAGCCGCGCAGACTCTTCGCGGCTCGTAGCTGCATTAGACTTACAAATTTCGACCACTATAGGAGACATTAATGCCAGCAATTACTTCTACGAATGTGGCCTCCGCAATAGTAAAGCTTGTGGCGGCCGACGCTTTGCCAGCACTTGTTAGCAACCTCGTTTTGGGAAACCTTGTTAACCGGGACTATGAGCCGACTCTTGCCCAGGCTGGCGACACTGTGAACGTGCCTATTCCACCCACGCTGGTCGCCAACAACATCGCCGAGGGCGGAACGGTGACGACACAGAACCCGAATTTGGGGAATGCCCAAATCGTCCTAAACACGCATGCGGAGGCAACGTTTCAAATTCCCGATGTGACGAAAGTTTTGGCCGTTCCTGATCTATTGCGGGTTTACATGCAGCCTGCAGTTATCGCGATTGCCGAGAGAATTGAGTCAGATCTCCTCGGTTTGTACGCGAGTTTCACCGCGAACACACCAGTCGGAATTGCTGGAACGCCGATCACGGAAGCCGTCATCGACGCAGCTGAAACGGCACTGTTTCAGGCAAAAGTTCCCTCGAGCCAGCCAAAGCATCTGATCGTGGATGCAAGCACGTATTCACAGATGCGGCAGATTCCCCGGTTCAGCGAATTCCAAACCGCTGGCGAAGCGGGCCTTCGGGCGTTGATCGAAGGCACGGTTGGAAAAATCAAGGACTTTTTCGTATTCAGATCACAACTGGTCGCCAAGACAGGAAGTTCTCCAGTAACTACCCACAACCTCGCTTTCGTTCACGATGCGATCGGGCTGGTAATCCGCCGCCTTCCGCAACCGTTACCGGGCACTGGCGCAATAGCTGAGTACGCAGATCTTGGGAATTTTGGAATGCGTGTCATCATGAGTTATCAGCCGAACACGCTTTCGCAACAGTTTACTGTGGACGTTCTCTATGGCGCGGCTGCTCTTCGAAATACCTTTGCGGTGCAGGTGAACTCCTGAAGCTTTACATTTGTGTGTCTGTAAATCAAAGCTCGATTTAGGGGTAAGTGAGAGCCAGCTATGAACTTGAAATTATACTTTCAGAAAATTCGCGAGTTCGAAAGCAGCATAGTGGAGCCCTTCGTAGTCCTGATGAGTCACGAGACCTCTGACGGCGGTAAAGAGGGTCTGCTGACTGAAGTTCCTAAGGCGGTGGCAGCCAAAATGATTGCCGATGGCCGAGGCGATCTGGCGAGCGAGGAAGCCGCGAGGGAATTTCAAGAACGGAAGGCACAAGCAAAAAGAGAAGCCGAAGCTGAGGCGACCGCCAACCGAATGCAGGTGACTCTTGTACCGACGGCTGACCTGATGAGAACGAAGCGTCTCACAAAAGAGTAGTAGAACGGACAGATGCAGATGGCTCTGTTTACCGATGCTCCGATTTCAACTCTGGATCAACTCGCAGCACAGGACACTGCAGTCCTCGATGTGGCCAGTAATGAAGGGATCGATGCATCAGCCAAGATATCGCTTGCACAAGAGGAGCTGGCTGTCGAGCTCACATCTGCATTTTCGCGCTCAGTATTTTCGCGCACAAGTCCTTCGATCTGGTGGCCGGGCAGCGTTGCGACGTCCCTCAGTATTTTGCAACTTCCAAACGTCGTAGTGACACCGCCCCTGCGACTATGGCACACGTTTCACACTCTGGAACTGGTTTATCGAGACGCCTACGGAAGCCAGCTTAACGATAGATATGCGGCCAAGTGGAAAGAGTACCAAGATCTTGCCAAGCGGGCGTCGGCCATGCTATTCCAGACGGGAATTGGTGTCGTCTCGGACCCAGTTGCGGTCGCCGGCAGACCGGAACTCAGTCTCTTGAGCGGATCGCAAGCCGCAACGACGTATTACGCGCAGGTAGCATGGCTGAATTCCAGGGGCGAAGAAGGAATGGCCAGCCCGGTCGCTTCGATGAATGCACCGGATCAAAATTTGGTTCAGGTCAGACCTCCTAATCCACCGTCCAATGCCGTCGCGTGGAACATATACGCCGGCATTGCGGTCGACTCGATTACGTTACAAAGCGCAACCCCCCTTGGCATGCAGCAGACGTGGCTT